AAAACAAATCCTTTTAAATTTATTAAGTAATTCTATAAAATTTACAGATAAAGGTACTATATTTATAAATATAGAATCTATTAGTGGTGATGATTATGAGTTGTTAAAAAATAAATATTCCCAATACACTATTGTAAATAATGTTTTAGAAAATAGTATTGGTAGTGATAATTTATGCGTTAATAAAATATATTTACGTTTTGATATAACGGATACTGGTTGCGGAATAGATCAATCAGATATGCAAAAATTATTTAAATCATTTAGTCAAGTTGATAATCATATTACTTCGAAAATATATCAAGGAACTGGTTTAGGATTAGCTATAAGCAAAGAACTTGTTGAATTAATGGGAGGTTTTATTTGGTTAGATTCTAGTGAAGTAAACACTGGTTCAAGATTTTCATTTATATTACCTACAATGGAATGCTGTGATAAAATTATTTCAGATGAAATATCTGACAGTGTATTAAATAATGCTAACGTACTTATCGTAGATGATAATTTACATAATAGAATTAGTTTAACTGGAATGGTTACAAAATGGGGTATGAAACCATATGTTTTTAGTAATGGTGAAGAAGCTTTGCATTTTACACGTTTAACAAAGTTTGATATAGGTTTAATTGATATATGTATGCCAAAAATGGATGGGATTTCATTTGCAACAAAATTGCGTGAACAAAATGAATTTAATAATATGGAGTTTCCATTAATTGCATTAAGTAGTTTAGGTGATAAAAATGCAAATAAATCAAAACATTTCAAAACACAAGTAATTAAACCAATAAAGGAAACAAAATTAAAACGTATATGTATAGATTTGTTACAAACAAGAAATACACACATACAAACTGAATCGGTTATACAAAAACCATTGTCTTTGGATAAATATATAATTCAAAATGATTTGTCAGAGTTAAAATCAAATGTTAGAATTTTATTAGCAGAAGATGTATATATTAATCAAAAGGTTGTAGTTAGTTTTCTTAATAAAATAGGTTATGATAATATTCAAGTCGTTGAGAATGGTCAACAATGTATAGATATTGCAATAAATAATCCATTTGATATAATCCTTTTAGATATACGTATGCCAATAAAAAATGGAGAAGTAGTATTACAAGAACTAAATAACTTTTACAGTAATAAAAGAAGACCATATATTATAGCCGTAACAGCCTATTGCCTTAGAGAAGATAAAGAACGTTATTTAAATATGGGTTTTGATGATTATATACCAAAACCAATAACAATAGATGAATTGTCAAAATGTTTAAATAAATTTATTGAAACGATACTTTACAATTAACTACAGTTTGTAATTAAAACTGGTGAATCTTGTGAATTTAATTCGTATTCTAATATTTGCCAAGAATGTACATTATATTTTGATAGTAATATTTTTAAATTATTTTTACAAAAATTAATGTTTGAAAAAATATTACCATATAATGTTTTAACTGTACCATAACCAGATCCTGTGCTAAAAAAATAATCTATTTTACATTGATAAACTTTTGTAATTGTCATTGAAACAGTTTAATATTTTAAAAATATCATATTATTATATAAATCTAACAATTTGGGATAATAATCCAATATATTTACTTCTGGATCATTTTTTATAATTAAATCAAAACAATCGTCTTCTAAATTGTCTAGATCACATTCTGACCTATGAGTTTTTAAAGTTTCTAAAATATTATAGTCACCACGTGATTCTGATAAAAGACGTTTAATATTTCTTTCTGGTGCATCTATTCTTATAATAATACCACCACGTTTCTTTATATACTCAAATTCATTTGAAAAACGAACATCTGTACAAATAAAATTTTGAATTCCTCTTGACTCGTGTACTTTTATCCAATTTTCTAAATAACGTATCCATATATCTTTTCCTAAAATATCTCTACCATTTTCTGTACCTTCTAATTGCAAAAGACGTCTTGAGTTTTGAGTTTTATTAACATAAACATCATCAAATGGTATATTGTTTTTAGTCATTACATTTATTTTTATTTGATCAGCAAACGAAACCTGTAAAAATGTATGGTTAAAATATTTTAATACGGGTATTACAAGATTATTACACGTATAATCCTTTCCACATCCCATTTTTCCAGAAATCCCGATAATCATTTTTAATTAAAAAAAAATAATTATTTAAATTCATTTTTTTAAGTAAAAGATATTTCCATACTTTCTTCTAAAATATCTCGTGTAGTAATTAATTCCGTTTCTATTCTATTAATAACGTGTTTAGCGTCTTGATTATATAATAATGTTCTATTTAATTTTTTTATAGATTTTAATATGTGATCAATTAATACAGAACATCCTGAAAAATACTTTACCATTCTTGAATATTTTTCATACATTAAGGTATATTTATGTTTAGGAACAGTTGATTGTATTAATCTATCATATCTTTGTTTCATATCATCCATACTTTGTATTATTACATTTTCACTGTACTCTGTTTTTAACGTCGTGTACTCTGTGTTTAATTTAGCATATTCTTCTTGTAAAGTTGTATATTCTTCTTGTAAATTCGTATATTCTTCTTGTAAATTCGTATATTCTTCTTGTAAAGTTTTGTGTTTGGTTTTTAACGTAATGTATTCTGTTTTATTATCTGTTGAATATTCATCTTTTTTATATTTATTGTCCATTAAATATAATAAAGAAATTATTTATCCCATTCCAACTTATCATTTTTATAATTTCTGGATTTATATAAATTTGTAAACATCTTTTTCAGAGCAGAATAGTGAGGTTTTTCGTTAAAATCCAAGTTACGAACGTATTTTAAAAAAATAACAAATTCTTTAACCATTCCTTCGCACAATTCTTCTGGTGTTATACTTGCTTTCTTTTCACCTATTAATCGATATCTTTCCTTTTTATCTTTGTGTTTTGTATTTTGCCATGGTAATTTACCCTTGTACATGTAAATAAGAATATACGCTATAGATTCTAAATCATCTTTACGAGATTGTTCTTGATTCATATGTGAAGCTATGCTACTATAACGAGCCGTCCCAACAAACTTTTTTTTATCTGTAAAATCTATATGCATACCATTGCGGCGTAGATATTTTTTTGCTAAACCAAAATCAATACAGTATAATTTACTCTTGTCATCATGTGCTATTGCAAAATTATCTGGTTTAATATCTCTATGGATAAATCCATAACTATGTATATGTTTCATAATATCTAACATTGATATTGCAAGAAGTATTATAGTTTTCATACCAAAGCGTTTATGTTTTGTTAACAAAGATTCTAAACTTGGTCCTAAAAGATCCATAACTATAATCTTTCTATCTTTACATTTTACAATTTTCATATTAGCTATACCTCGTTCAGGATTTGATATATGTTTATATACTTTTGCTTCTTCTAATAAAGAATGCAACCCATCTCGTTCATCGTTTTTTATAGGTATTTTTAATGCAACTAATTCTCCTGTAGTTTTATGTTTTCCTTCAAAAACATCGCCAAAAGATCCAGAACTAATGTATTTTGTAATAGTATACTTGTTAATTGTAGTTCCGACTAATGTTTTTAATTTATCCAAGTCTGTCATTAAAATTATTGAATAATAATAATGTGTAAAATAAACACAATATTAAATTATTTATTCTAATTTTTAAACTAAACATATATATTAATTCGCGTAAAAGAATTTTAATGTAAATCCAAGTTATATAAACGAATATTGATTCGTTTATTTTTTTATAATAAAATCATACAAATATTTATAATGCGCAGTTTTATATTTATTTTTATTACTTTTTTAACTCACGTAAGTTGTTCTGTAAATCACATAAATAACACAAATAATACAAATAACACAGAAATTCATCACGCAAATAGCACAGAAATTCATCACGTAAATAACACAATAAATAACACCATAAATACTACTAGACTTCGTGATAAAGAAATAAAACGGATTGAACGGACAGAACGTAAGGTTGAACGGACAGAACGTAAGGTTGAACGGACAGAACGTAAGGTTGAACGTGTAGAAGTGGGAGTACATAAAAATAGAAATAGAGGAGGACGTTAATCGACGTTAATTATAATGTTTTTGGGTAGCATCCACGATTGCTTGGACCAATGATTGAATTATCAAATGGGAAATTTGTTCTAGATGGGAAATAAGCTTCTCCTCTTAAGTCATAAGACATATTTCTTGTAGAACATTCTGATCGACTGTAACAGGTAGGACATCTACTACATTTTTGACATCCAAAACGTCTACAACCACATCCACATTCGCAATTGTATATTGATTTGAATGTTTCTTTTGTTGTTAAAAAGTAAAATGCAAATAATATTAATACTATATAGATTAAGATCTCCATTATTTTATAAAGTTTATATATAAAATAAAATTAGTTAAATAAGTTAAATAAAAGATATTAAATTTACTTTATTTAAAAATAATATAAAATATAAAATATACAAGTTAATAAAAATGTTGGATACTATTTGTGATGTTTTAAAAAGAGCATATGAAAAAAATTGGATTTCTACAAGAGATGGAAATGCGTCATTTAAACGTCAAAATGAAGCATTTTTATACGTTACACCTAGTGGAGTTCGTAAATATCATATGAATGCTGAAATGATGATTAAATTAGAATTGCGTCCAGATAATAATACAAAATATGGTGTAACTCCAGTTAGAGTATTAGATAGTTATCAGCAAAAGATTGTTGGGTTAAATCCAACAGGTGAATTACCATTACATATTTTATTACAAAAAAATTTACCAAGAAATCGTGTTGTTTTGCATTTGCATCCTACTTATATTATTTCAGCAATGTATTCTGGATTAGATTTACAGGAATTAGCTAATACATTCCCTGAAATTAATAGATATACTAGAGTTGGGCCAATGGTACCAGAAGTTCCACCTATAAGTGAAGAATTAGCATATGCTACAATAAGTGCATTAAATCTTAACTCGGAAACTGGAGATGTTGATTTTGACATAGTTGGTTTAAAACAACACGGTATAGTAGTTATAGCAGAAGATGCTTGGTCAGCATTTGAACATGTTGAAAGATTAGAACACATATGTCAAATTGCATTAGCTGCTAAAGTGTAATAAAATATTCTAAAGTTTATAAAATATTCTATAATAAATACAATATTTTACAAGTTACTATGTAATATTAACTCTACATAAAATTTTTGGTTCTGTATATTTTAAATTGTGTTTTTCACAAGACTGTTTTAAATATAATATTGTGTCATTTTCATTAATTTCTTGTAAAAATTCATTTCGATTCATATCTCTAGTAATTTTTTTTCCAATAATATAAGTGTAATATTCTTCTTCTTGATCATAATAATTTGAAGCTAATATAAATCCTAAATCTTCCCATAAATTTGGCATCCAAATATCATGACTGTCACTATCACTATCACTGCCGCTATTATTATTATTTACTTCGAGAGTATGATCTTTCACTTTTTTCAAATGTTTAATTTCATCATAAGAAAATTCTATTCCGTATACTAAAATAGCATCATTGTAAATTCCCATTTTATATTTTAATATTTTAAATAAAATTCATTTTTTTAAATACCAAGATATTTTGCAAAAACATAAACGTGTCCAATAAATTCTGTTGGTTGCATATTGTTGTGAGCTCCAGCACCACCAGCATTATCAATAGTGATACCTGTGGTAGAAAGTCCAGTTGTTTGATTTACTTCTGCATTGTCAGCTAAATCATTACCACCAACTTCTAAACTCTGATTATTTGAATTATTCTGATAAGCGTGTGTATGCCCAGGATCAGTAACCCCGTGATTATGCGATGGCATTTCGCCTATAGTTAAAGTATGTGTTTCAGCACCTACAGTATTACCTAACTGCCTGTTTGTTAAACCAGCACCTTGTCCAATTGCACCTAGAACGCGCCCTCTAGCATCTGGTAAATTAAATGTGGTTAATCCATCACCGTTTCCAAACGCACTTTGAATTGCATTAAATAAATCAGCGTAATCTGTTCTTGAAATAGCTCTACCATCACATTTTAACCATCCATCGTGATCATCTGATTTACACGAATATTTGATATCTCCTATATCTGTTGGTGTTAAATAAACCCAATCTTGTTTTGCATTTTTATATACCTTTACACTACTGTAAATTTTAGCTATTTGCTTTGAATGACTTGATTTTGACATAAATTTTATATATTTGTATAATATTACACAATATATAAAATTTTTTATAATTAAGGATAATTTAAACCAAAAAAAGTATATGTTGTATGTAGTTATAGTATCTATTGTTGTGATTGTTTTATATTAATTAAAATAGTTTTTATAAAGACTTGTCAACAATTCTTGTAAATTATTCATATATTCGTTTTTATTACAAACTAAACCATTTGTAAATTTACTTTTTGTTTGTGTTTTTAAACATTTCCAGAAATCACTATCTTTTTGTGTTAATTCTGTAATTTTATCAAAAATTTCTTGATCATCATTACATACATAAAAGTCTAAACCAGAATTCTTAAGAATACTTACAGATACATTCATTGGATGAAACCAGTGTTCACGATCCCATAAACTAAATACTGGTACGCCCATATATAATGCCTCACACGTAGTAGTTGTTCCAGAATATGGAAATGTATCTATTGCAACATCAACTTGATTATATGTTAACAAATGATCATCGTGTGATATTGTGCAGTCTAATACACGAATTCTATTTCTGACCCCCTTGTCAAATTTATTAATAAATTCTTTTTGAACAATTGTATTAATTAAAGCTTTTGTTTTAAAAATTAAACGCGTTTTTGGGAATTTGACAAGTATATTATTAAATAATTTAACAACAGGTTCTGTAATTTTATTAACACGATTAAAACATCCAATGTTGATAAACCCATCTGGTTTTCTAAGTGAAATCTCGTGTATTTTTTGTTCTTGTTCTTGATTTACACCGTTTTTAATAATAGTAGGATCGTAACACAAAAAACAATTTTTTAAAGGTAATAGTTTTTCCGTGTAAAATTTTTGAGAAACACTAAGATCACCGTCACAAATATTATCAGTTATACGATAATCCATTTCATCAAGACCAGTTGAAAAGGGATATCCTATATAACTAATTTGGATAGGACTAGGTTTTAATGCAAAAATATCAATTCTATTAAACGCAGTATGACCAGCTAAATCAAATAATATATGAATATGATCAGACCAAATTAAATTGCTAGCATTTTCAGCAGATAAATTTTTGATAGTTTTAAATTGTAATTTTGGATTAAACAATGATGTATTAATAATACATTCTGAATAACAAGTAACATTGAATCGTTCTGAATCAAAATGTTTTAAAAATGTACTGATAAAAAAACTAACAGGGTGATCAACAAAATCACCAGAAATAATACCTATATTGATTTTTTCAGATTTGAAAAAAGATTTGTCAAATTTATACATCCCATTACCCTTTTTATAAAGTTTATTAATAAGTTTGTGTTGTTGAGTAATATACATCTTATCATCTAATTGATCAAATAAATAACTAAGATTCATTATTTTGTTTTGAAATGGTAATGCAAATTTAGGACATACTTGTAAAGCTCGGTTGTAAGAATTTATAGATTTTTCATTCTCACCATTATAAGAATGCATATGACCCAAATTTAAATATAATTCTGATAGAAAAAACGTCTTGTCTGTAGATATAAATGCTCGTTCATAATTTTTAATTGCCGTATTATAAGCACGCTCTGCTAAATCTGTTCTACGCATTTCTGTATAAACAACACCTAATTGATTTTGAATGTCAGGATCAGATTTATCAATCTTTTCCGCACGTAATAAATAATGGAGAGCTTCTGGCCATTGTTTTATAGATCTATAAATACAAGAAATACCATTGAAATTATTTAACGTTAATTGTCTACATTCATCTTTTGATTCTGGAGTTTCTTTTATTGTAGATAAACTAATTTTATAATGAATAAGACTCAACTCTAAACGATTCATCTTTTGATATATATATCCCAAGTTATAATGTATTGTAGGATTATCTGGTGTGTATAATAATGCTTCTTGCATATACTGTAAACAAGTTTGTGTATTGTTTTGTGCAAAAAAACATATTTGCGTATAAATACTTGTAATCTGTTTTAAAGCAAGATCATTCTCAAAACGCACTCTTAAAATCATATTAAAACAATCTATTGCTCGTCTAAATAAAGCTTCGTTTTTTTGTGATAGTGTAATACTTTGATCAGATCTATTAGCAGCATTTTGACGTAATAAATTAATTTCATTTTGTACTTCTGTTTCTACAAATGATTTATACAATGTCCCTAATGTAAAATAACTATCAAAAAATATTTGTTCAGATATTTTTGGTTTAGAATCTATCAATAAATAATCAGTAATTTCCAAACATTCAACAAATTTACATAATAATTCAATCGCATTATTACGGTATTTCTGAATTTCATTTGTATTATTGGACTCGATTGATTTAGATATATTATCGTTTACTGTTTTCAGAATATTTTGATAATTTGTTAAGATTTCAGTCTTATTTGACATTAATTTTAATTTTAATATTATAATTAATATTACTTTTAAACTTAATTTCCTTATTAATTACAATACAAAATACAAATATAAAATGGAAAGTGTTAAACAACATGATTTTTCTAAATACGATATAAAAACTCCAGAATTTACATTAAATGGAATGTGTACAATAGGAAGATTAGTAGATATAATAGATGGTGATAGTTTAAGTATTATTTTACCAATATTTGATAACTATTATCGTTACAGTGTGCGTATAAATGGCATTGATACGTGTGAATTAAAAAGTAAAAATCAGGTAAATAAAACACTTGCTTTACAAGCACGATCTTGTTTATTAAAACTTGTAACAGGTAAAGATCTCCCAATTACTTGTTCACGTCAAGAAATTAAACAAATTTTAAATGAAAATGTGTTTGTAGTATATTTAAAATGTTTAGATTTTGATAAATATGGTAGATTACTTGCAGAAATATATACTAATTCAGATGTTTCCTTTTCACAGCATCTATTAGATAATAAATTAGCATATAAATACACTGGACAAACAAAACTAACTGAAACTCAACAGTTAAATGTTATGGAATAATAACTACATAACGTTATTATTTATAGTAAAAAAAATTGATTTTTTTTTTTAATCGTAAATAAATAAAATGATTAATTCGCAAGTGTTTGAAACATTGTATGGTTTTGATGTTAAAGGAAAAATGAAAAGTTGGAGTGTTATTGTTACAGACAATGGTGATCATTCTGTTATTAAAACAGATTTTGGTTATGTAAATGGAAAAATGACTACCAGTTTACAAACAATTAATACTGGGAAAA